CTGGATGTCCGAATTGGTCACCTCACTCCAGCTGCATACGCACTCCTTGCCATAGGCAATGCTGAAGTCATCCGGCGTGTTCGGCGTTTCCGTTTTCAGCGCCACCTGGATTGTCGTATAAGGTGCGACGTCCGGAGATGTTGCCACGCCCCACTCGTCCTTCGTGGTGACAGCAATCTTATAAGTGTCCCCTACAACAGCCTGGGGAATGATCACCTGGTTTTTCCCGCTGCCGCCGAAGACCCAGTCTCCCTGGAACCCCAGCTGGTCAACCGCAACACCGGACACGGCATTGATATTGGTGATCTGGCCATGGTCAGTCTTGTACCACACCTGGCCTTCAAAATAGCTCTGCAGGTTCGGGGGCGTCCATTGTACGACGATGTCATACCTCGCCACACCGTCCTGGATCTGCCGGTACCGGTTATACGTGGTGATGTTGGTCACCGCCGGGATGTAATACGCCTGCAGCGTATACTGATAAGCCGTAACCTCGGACAGACTCTGTTCCGCCGCGCCGAAGATGTTATAGCTGCAGAACTTGAACCAAAGGGTCTTCCCGATGTCTTCCTTGTCAAACGGGGCTTTCAGCAGCGCCTCGTCGCAGCGTACCACTACACTGCCGGAATTGTGGGCCGCCGCCGTGGTATTGTACTGGCCACGGACCAGTCCCTCCAGCAGATAGTTCCCGTTCTGCTGCAGCGTCGCTGTTTCATAGCTCAGGCACTCCCCATTGATCCACAGAAGAGTGTTGGCCCGCTGGGCGTCCTGTGCGCTGCCGGACAGCAGCGCCCCATTGATAGCCACTTCCATGCTGACCGCATCGGCAGTAACATTGCTTACCAGGGACCCGATCCGGGCCGTGTTGGTGATCTGCCCCAGTGTCCGGTAGTACTCGTTGTCATCGCTGACATAGACGGTACATCCACCCCAGTTATCGGTCAGGCCCTTGGCCGCGATCCACACCTCCAGCCCATTGACCGTCAGGTCCGCGGGAGGCTGGAATATGGCAGGCACTGCCGTGTTCCCGGGAGGCGCGTTGAAGTCGATGGTAGGCCTGTCCACTTCATGGACGTCATACACAGCGGCTCCGTAGTCGTCCTGGAACCAGCTGATAGCCGTGATGGCCAGAAGGCCGTCGGCGCTCTCCTGAACCTCCGTGATCATGACCACCATGTCTTCAATGCCGGAGGCCTCGTCGGTGATCCGGACCAGGTCGCCCGGCTCCAGCCGGCAGAACGCCCAACCCAGCTTGAACTGGTACTGGTTCTTCCCTACCTTGTTCCGGCGCGCAGCTGCTTCCGCGATCACGACCGCCCGCTCTTTGGTATAGATATACCCGGCGTTGATCGTGGGCGCCTGTTTTACACCGCGCTCCGCGATATCTGCCGTGTCCTCATAGGTGACTGATTCTTTTTCATAATTATTTTCCCGGTTCTGGAACTCGACAGTGAACCGGTTATACTGCTCACTGGAATCTTTCCGGGACCAGGAGACGCAGGATCCGTTCTGCGGGATGAAATCATCCGGTGTCAGATCATACTGGATCGTCTTATCCGGAGTCCAGGATCCGACCGGACGGTCAGCCAGCGGGACGATCTTATAGGCATCATTGGACCAGAAGATATAAGCGCCGCAGAGGTTCGCGATATCGTTCACGACCTTCTGCGCCTCTTCCGTACCGTCCGCCTCCGAAGGCGTGGAGATCAGCAGGTCTGCTTCCTCACAATAGGACCGGAAATTCGATTCCCCGTAGACCGTCGCGTTCGCCTGGCCAACCTTGCCCATGACGTACAGGATATAATCCATCGGGTTGACGTCGGTACCGTCGCCGGTGCTGAGCAGCTTGCCTTTGACCTCAAAATTGTAGTTCGGCATCCCTGCCGAGTCCCCCAGGTCAATGACGCCGGCCATATAGGCCAGCCCCTCATACGCCAGGGCACGGTCCGGATGATGGCCGACCACATAAGGCCAGGGCTGCTGGTTCTGTGTCCCGTAGTATAACGTCAGCGGGACGTTATCGTTGGGGTACGTGTAAATCTCCTTATCCACCCAGATCTTGCCGATGCCGGTGATAGGACCTTCGCACAGCCCCAGGATGGCAGCCACGGTATAGGTGTATGTGATATTGGTATTGGTGCTCTTCCCGCCCTTGCCGGTCCGCTGTGTCTCCCGGTGTTCGTGCGCGGTGAAGTCGTCATAATAAATGACGTTGCCGGAAATTCTTGTAGTACCCAGCACTTCCATAACCGGAGCGCCATACTCGGCGGTGGCGACCTGGAAATTACTGATCTTGTTCGCCCGTGTTACGGTGTTGTGCCCCTTGAACAGGCCCATCGGTATTACCTCCGTTATATCGGTAGATCCCACGCAGCCGGCTCCTGCCTTTTGCGTCATAAAACATTACGTCGTTTATATTGCTTAAAATTACGCCGTGGCCAACCAGCGAGTGGCAGACGGTATCGTTCCCGATGTACACAGCCGCATGGCTGATGCACCGCCCGTACTGGTATAATAAAAAGTCCCCCGGCTGCAGTGTCTCAACCGGAGAACAATATTTCTCAAAATATTCCAGCATCTTTTCTTCGCTGTGATGCAGGTGCCATTCGTTGCTGTAACCTACGGCCTGTATCGTACCCATCGGCATCAGCCCGGCATCCTCTACCGAAGCCATACACAGCTTGGCGCAGTCGATGCCTTTGCCTTTGACCCTCGCGGCATTGATGTGCGGGGTGCCCAGCCATGTCAGCGAAGCATCGGCGATTTTTTTGCCATCTTCCTCTGTGATCACATTAACACTTCCTTACGGGGAACGAACGGCGCGATCAGGCAGGTGTCGTTGGTAGTGCCGGTTGAAATAACCGTACCGTTGGACGTCGTGTAGGCCCCTTCCGGATAATATTTCCGGATTGGGAACTCCTGACTCAGCCCCTGGGTCTTTGCCTTTACCGTCAGCTCCAGCTTGATGCCACCGGAAGACTTGATCTCCACGTCCCCGCCAAACAGACTGATGGCCCCGACGACCGTAGCGGCAGGCAGCCCGGAGTTATGTGTAAAGAACGCCCGGCGCAGATAGAGCTTTGCACCGTCCAGCACACCGCTATGTGCAGCAGCCAGGATCGGCGTACTTTCTATCTCGTCAGCTGCGTGTTCCCTGTCAGTGTAAATGGTGACGGACAAAGTGTCCACAGTGACCTGGCTCTGCAGTTTGATCTGCTGGCGCTTGACCAGCAGCTTGTTATGGTAGTACACCTTGCTGTCCCAGGTGACGTCGCAGTCCGTGTCGGCGTAACGGTACACATTGCCGTTGGCCAGCACCAGCTCGATCAGGTCACAGGACGTGAAATTCTTTTCGTTGTTCAGATGTGTGGCCAAGGCCTGGCTTACTGATTTCATATCTATCTCCAGCTCTCAAATTTCAATGTCCCGGTCTGCTTAAAGTTTTTAAAAATATGATCGATGCTGATACCGTCTGCCGGCAGATGCACCTTCCAGTAATACCGGTAATCCGCAGTCACAATCGCAGAGGATCCCGGAGCCGTTCCGAAAGTGATGGCGCCATTGCTGACGGTATAGGTGCTGGAGCTCTGTTCCACCCCATCCACATACACCTTCAGCTGGTCAACATACTCGACGGCCTCCACATAATTACCCATTTTCATGACACACTGGTAGCTGCCGTTCGTGTTCTTCGGTAACTGGATCCCCGTTTCCTGATAGTCTTCCGGATCCAGCCAGTAAAAGGGCTGGTGGGCGCCCTTCAGGAGTGCCACAAAGCCCATGATGGTCTTGTACTCCGTATCGGTCAGCCGCCAGAACTTCACGCTGATGTTCCACTTCGGCAGCAGCTGGCTGGTGTTGGATCTCTTCCGCCCGCTGCCTACCGTCTCGATGGTGGTGTTCCATTTCTGGCTTTTGCTGGACCGCATCACTATGTTGCTCATTACCGGCCAAATTTGTACTGTCATTGTCATACCCCGATTCTTTGCCAAACTTAAAACACATTTGACTGCTATTATGTAGTCAGAAAGAGGTGAAAACCATGAAAAAAATGTTCACGATCATTACTTTGTTAGCGGCCCTGCTTGTAACCAATATGGCAGACGCTAAATTCAGCGACGAATACAAGGCCAGATACCCGCGCCGGGTAAAAGTGGAAACAAAGCTGGAAGCCAGCGGAAAAAAGACCACTAATACAACCTATACCCTTTTCAAACATACCCTGATCAACGGCTGCCCGCTTCGGCTAATCGTCAGGGACATCGGCGGGATCAAGATATGCAGCATAAGTTACGGAGACACCACAAACTACCCGGCCGACTATGCAGCCTTCTCCTGGGGTGATGGTGAATACGGGCACGATCTTAAAACCTTCCTGTCCTTTACGGACCGGGTCGGTCGTGAAAGATATTCCCACTTTATCACTACCCAGCCATCAGGCCAGGATCTGGAACGAATGAAAGACGCCGTTGTCCTCAGCGTATCCGGCGGCGGAAGCATATCAACACCTATCCTGGATACGTCCCACAAGAAGTGGAAAGAGTGGCAGGAAGCCATAGAGGCAGCAGCGGAACTGATGAATGAAAGATAAAGGATCGTCCGGCATAAAGCCGGGCGATTTTTTTTTATTACCAAACCCCTGCAGCCGAAGCGAAGCGCCGGTTATCTTCATACAGCGCCTGCTTCACCTGGTCGAGCCCGCCACGGTTCAGGAAATCGCCGAAGCTGGCCGCGTCTACCGTGGATATGTTCAGCACCACAGCACCGCCTCCGGCGCTCGCTGCGACAGAGTCATCCACACTGCCACCATCCGCAAACTGAGGAATAGCCCCTGCGTTCATGGCGTTCAGCGTCCCGACACCGATACGGTCCACAGCGGAGCTGCGCAGCACATACTCACCATTGGAAAGCATCGCCGGAATA